GAACTGGAAAATGGCTCCAAAATTTCATCTAACTCTACTTCGTCATCTGCTGTCCGAGGCGGATCCTATAATGTCATCTTTCTTGACGAGTTCGCTTTCATCCCGAATCACATTGCTGATGACTTCTTTGCCTCTGTTTATCCTACTATTTCTTCTGGACAGAGCACGAAGGTAATCATCGTATCCACACCACGCGGTATGAACCACTTCTACCGCATGTGGCATGATGCGGAAAGAAATAAAAACGAGTATGTACCAACAGATGTTCATTGGTCTGAAGTTCCGGGCAGAGATGATGCCTGGAAAGAGCAGACAATTGCTAACACTTCTGAGCAACAATTTAAGGTTGAGTTTGAATGTGAGTTCTTAGGTTCTGTTAATACTCTTATTAATCCATCAAAACTTCGCAATCTTGTATACGAAGATCCAATCAAACGAAATGCTGGATTAGATGTTTATGAGCATCCGAAAGAAGAAAATAATTATCTAATTACTGTAGACGTTGCCCGTGGACTGGGTAATGATTATTCAGCGTTTATTGTTTTTGATATTACTAACTTCCCCTATAAGGTTGTAGCAAAATATAGAAACAATGAAATAAAACCAATGCTATTTCCAAGTATTATTCATGAAGTTGCAAAGGGTTATAATGATGCTTGGTTACTAGTTGAAGTTAATGATATTGGAGATCAGGTAGCAAATATTCTTCACTTTGATCTTGAATATGATAATGTTCTGATGTGTGCAATGCGTGGTCGTGCTGGACAGATTGTTGGTTCAGGATTTAGTGGTAAAAAATCTCAACTTGGAGTGAGAATGACTGCTGCAGTCAAAAAGTTGGGATGTTCTAATTTAAAGACTCTATTGGAGGATGATAAGTTACTTACAGTAGATTATGAGATTATTTCGGAGTTAACCACGTTTGCACAAAGGCACAACTCATTTGAAGCAGAAGAAGGTTGTAATGATGACTTAGCAATGTGTCTTGTTATTTTTTCCTGGTTAGTTGCGCAAGACTACTTTAAAGAAATGACGGACAATGATGTTCGCAAGAGAATCTATGAGGAACAAAAAAATCAAATTGAACAGGATATGGCTCCATTTGGATTTGTGCTAGATGGTTTGGATGAAGTTACAACTTTTGTAGATGAATCTGGAGATAGATGGTACACTGATGAATATGGTGATAGATCCTATATGTGGGAATATCGGTAAATGGACTTAGATGATCAATTCGATCTTGAGCATTTATTTTTAACTGAAAGAAAATGTAGATGTTGTGGTATTATAAAAGACTTAACCGAAGGATTTTATAGAACTCGCAAGAATAATACAATATCATCTTCATATTCATATGAATGCAAAGAATGTACGATAAAAAGAATTAAAAAATCTAGAAAGAAAAAAATACACACTTCAAATTGGGAATATCCAGATTGGTAATGTTCATGCATCGTTTCCCCAATCAAAATACTCTTTTTAATAAATATTTCTAGAATAATTCTGGACTTGTAGGGGAAAAAAATGGCGCTAAATTTAGCATCTCCTGGAATTGTAGTTAGAGAAGTTGACTTAACTGTTGGTAGAGTTAATCCAACTTCAGCAAAAGTTGGTGCTATTGCAGCACCGTTTACTAAGGGACCAGTTAATCTACCAACTCTAATTGAAACAGAGAAAGATTTGATTGAGGCTTTTGGTGAACCACAATCAACAGATAAGCATTATGAAAATTGGTTATCAGCATCATCATATCTTGCATATGGTGGAATTTTAAATGTTGTTAGAACTGACGACACGGATTTAAAAAATGCATTTGTCGGGTCAGCATCTAATATCAAAATTAAAAGTTTAGAAGATTATAATAATCTTCAGTATGATGAAAATACAATTTCAAATGTTACCGTTGTAGCAAGAAATCCAGGTTCTTGGGCAAATGGTATAAAGGTTGCTTTAATTGATGCTAAAGCGGATCAAATTTTAGGTGGAATAAGCACATCTGTAGCATCTGGAATTACCAATATTGCTGTTGGTTATGGAGTAACGCAGGCAATATCTTCTGTTCTAGCTGGATCAGGATCTACTTCAGTTCTTGATGGATACTTAAAAGGCATTATCACACAAGTAAGCGGTTCTAACGTATACGTTAAAGTTCTTTCTCACGTTTCCGCATCTGGAACAGAAACTGAAGTTGAGTATCAACCATCTGGAGTTTATGCTTTCTCATCAACTGGATCAGTCGCAATTCACACTAACGGACAATCTGTAGCGACAGGATCAACCACTTACACTTCAAGATTGGATTGGTTTGACCAACAAACTCTTGGACTAACTACAACCTCAACAATTAATTGGAATACAATTGCACCAAGACCAGGAACTTCTGCATATGCAGCAGATAGAAACTCTAGATTTGATGAGGTACACGTTGTTGTAATTGATGCCCTAGGATCCATAACTGGAAATGCTGGTTCAATTCTTGAAAAGCATCTTGGACTTTCAAAAGCTAAGGACGCAGAATTTTCGGTTGGATCTCCTTCGTACTGGAGAAAATATCTAGCAAATAATTCTGGATATATTTTTGGTGGATCTTCTCCATCTGGAATAGTAACCACAGGATATTCATCCTCCTTTGATCTGGAATCAGATGTTGGGTGGGATCAAGATGCAGAAGGGATCACTTTTGCATCTGCAGGATCAAATACTTTAACGTTAGATGGTGGTAAAAATTATAATGGAGGATCTGATATTACTGCCTCTGGATCTTTAACGTCAACCTTAGCATCACTTTCCGATGCTTATGATTTATTCTCAAACGTAGATAATTACGTTGCAGATTACTTAATAATGGGATCTGCTAATTATGAAAAAGAAACTGCACAAGCACTCGCAAATAAGTTAATATCCGTTGCTGAACTTAGAAAAGATTGCCTAGCATTTATTTCACCACACAGAATGGCTTTCTTAAGTGATGCTTCTGTTGGATCTGTAACAGTCAACAGTGACTCTATAATTACAGATAATGTGATATCTTTCTATTCATCAGTTTCTTCATCATCTTATGCAGTATTTGATAGTGGATACAAATACATGTACGATAGATTTTCAAACACATTTAGATATGTTCCACTGAACTCAGATATCGCAGGTATTTGTGCTCGCAATGATATCAATAACTTCCCATGGTATTCACCTGCAGGAACTACAAGAGGGGCGATTTTAAATGCGGTTAAACTTGCATATAATCCATCCAAGACTCAGAGAGATCGTCTTTATAGTAACAGAATTAATCCGGTGATTTTCTCACCAGGATCTGGTATTGTTCTTTTTGGCGACAAAACCGGATTAGCAAGAGCTTCTGCTTTTGATAGGATTAATGTTAGAAGGTTATTCATCCATTTGGAAACTGCTATATCAGCAGCAGCAAAGGATCAACTTTTCGAATTTAATGATGAACTTACAAGAACAAACTTTGTAAATATTGTAGAACCTTTCTTACGCGATGTTCAATCAAAACGAGGCATCTTTGATTACGTTGTTATTTGTGATGAGACAAACAACACTGCAGCTGTTATCGACAACAATGAATTTGTTGCTGATATTTACATCAAACCAGCAAGATCAATTAACTTTATTGGTCTAACCTTCGTGGCCACCAGAACTGGTGTTTCATTTGAAGAAGTAATCGGAACGTTCTAATTTAATTAAGAGGTTAACGAACAATGGCAACTAGAAATCAATTAAATCCACCTCCACTAAGAAAGATTACCGACTTCAAGAGTAAACTAACTGGTGGTGGCGCTCGCCCCAATCTGTTTGAAGTTGTACTTGCATTTCCAGATGCTGCTCCAGCTGATGGTGTAGTTCTTGATAAAGCAAGATTCTTAGTAAAAGCAGCAGCTCTTCCAGCGTCTAATGTTACCCCAATAGATATTCCGTTTAGAGGGAGAATTCTTAAAATTGCAGGTGATAGAACATTTGATACATGGACAATTACAGTTATCAACGATACTGACTTTGCAATTCGTTCCGCTTTTGAAAAGTGGATGAATACCATTAATAAGGTTTCTGATAACACAGGTCTTACAGATCCAGCCGCTTATCAAGCGGATGCTTACGTTTATCAACTTGATCGTAATGGCGATACCCTGAGATCTTATCATTTTTATGATATTTTCCCAACTAATATTTCTCAAATTGATTTATCATATGATACTACAGATACAATTCAAGAATTTACTGTAGAAATGCAAGTTCAGTGGTGGGAAGCTATTAAGGGAAGTGGTGCTGCAGCAGGTGGAGAAAACATCAGCTAAATATAAGAAAGGAATTTAATAAAATTATAAGATGGCAAAACTTTTTGGTTTTTCAATTGATTCTACTGAAGATAAATCAAAGTCTCTATTATCCCCCGTACCTGAAACTAATCAGGACGGGGTTGATAATTATATTGCTAGTGGTTTTTATGGTCAGTATATTGATATTGAAGGTGTATATAGAACAGAGCATGATTTAATAAAAAGGTATCGTGAAATGGCATTACATCCAGAATGTGATAATGCTATTGAAGATGTTGTAAATGAAGCTATTGTAAGTGATCTTTACGATTCTCCTGTTGAGATTGAATTATCTAACGTAAATGCAAGTGATAAGTTAAAACAAAAAATAAGAGAAGAATTTAAATATATTAAACAAATTTTAGATTTTGATAAAAAATCTCATGAAATGTTTAGAAATTGGTATGTAGACGGCAGACTTTTTTATTTAAAAGTTATCGATGTTAATAAACCTCAAGATGGTATTCAAGAATTAAGATATATTGATCCATTAAAAGTAAAATATGTTCGCCAAGAAAAAAAGAAAAATAAAATTCCAATTACACATCCTTTAGATCCAACAAAAGATACGAAAGCGGCATATCAACAAGAATTTGAAGAATATTTTTTATACACGCCGGCACCAACTTATCCAGTAAGTATGGTTCCAGGACCATCTTCAAGTAAAGGTTCCGTTAAAATTGCAAAAGATTCTATTACATATTGTACTTCTGGTCTTGTAGATAGGAATAAGGGCACTGTTCTTTCATATCTTCACAAAGCGATTAAAGCACTCAATCAACTAAGAATGATTGAAGATTCTTTAGTCATTTATCGTTTATCTAGAGCACCAGAACGTCGTATTTTTTACATTGATGTTGGTAATCTCCCTAAAGTAAAGGCAGAACAATATCTCAGAGAAGTTATGAGCCGCTATAGGAATAAACTTGTCTATGATGCTAACACTGGTGAAGTTCGTGATGATAGAAAATATATGTCAATGTTAGAGGATTTCTGGCTTCCTAGAAGAGAAGGTGGTCGTGGTACAGAAATCACTACACTCCCCGGAGGTCAAAACCTTGGAGAACTTTCAGATGTTGAATATTTCCAGAAAAAACTTTATAGAGCACTTGGAGTTCCTGAGTCAAGAATTGCATCTGACGGTGGTTTTAACTTAGGACGTTCTTCTGAAATTCTTAGAGACGAACTTAAGTTTTCTAAGTTTGTTGGAAGACTAAGAAAGCGTTTTTCAAATATGTTTAATGATATGCTTCGCACGCAATTAATATTGAAAAATATTGTAACACCTGAAGATTGGGAATTAATAAGTGATCATATTCAATATGATTTTATATATGATAATCAATTTGCAGAATTAAAAGATACGGAAATGCTCAATGAGCGTTTGTCTCTTACTGCAACGATAGAACCTTATATTGGCAAATATTTTTCTGTAGATTATGTTCGTAGAAAAATATTACGACAAACTGATTCCGAGATCATAGAAATTGACCAACAAATTGAAAAAGAAATTAAAGATGGGATTATTCCAGATCCTAACTCAGTCGATCCAATAACTGGAGAACCATTACCACAAGACGGTGAAACTGGTTTAATGGGCGAAGTTCCTACAGAACCAGATTTAGAAAATGAGGGATCGGTTACGGATGCACAGATGCAAAAAGATGCTAAAAAGGCAGAGATATAAATAATCATATGTCTATATTAAAAAAATTTTTTATGGAAAATGTTGTCGATTTGATTGCAACAGATTCTCCAGCTTCGGAAATTTCTGATCGTATCAAAGAAATTTTATACGCAAGATCCGGAGAAAAGATAGATTCTATTCGTCCATCTGTAGCAGCAACTTTGTTTGATCAAGAAGAATCACAAGAGGAAGAATAATGACGACTAAACTTTTATCTGCCGAAATTGCTCTACCAACAACGACAGGAGCTGCTACAAGTTTTACTGAAGCAACTGTTGTTCGTCTCGTAAATACTGATACAAATCCACATGTTGTATCAATTGTAGAGACTCAAGGTGGAACTGGTGTTGGATCAATGACGCTACCTGGTGGTTCTGTAGAGCAAATAGTTAAAGTTGCAAGTTATTGTGTTTTTGCTAATAGTGCATTAGTCAAAGGATCAAAAGTAGGATTTACAAACTAAGAAAATGAAACTCATCACAGAAGAAATTTCAAAAGTTGAATTTATTGTAGAGGGTAAAGGAACATCTAAAAAAATGTTTATCGAAGGTATTTTTCTTCAGGGAAATATCTGCAATCGTAATGGAAGAATGTATCCAATGCAAACTCTCGCAAGAGAAGTTGGTAGATACAATGAAAATTTTGTTGCGAAAGGACGTGCTCTTGGAGAACTAGGTCACCCTGATGGTCCAACTGTTAACCTTGATCGTGTTTCCCATAAAATTGTTTCTCTTACTCAAGAAGGAAATAATTTCAAAGGAAAAGCACAACTTCTCGAAACCCCAATGGGTAAAATAGCAAAATCTTTGATTGATGAAGGTGTTTGCCTGGGTGTTTCTTCTCGTGGTGTTGGATCACTTAAAATGACCAATGAAGGTCACAAAATTGTCGGTGAAGATTTCATGTTAGCAACTGCTGCTGATATCGTTGCAGATCCTTCCGCACCTGACGCTTTTGTTTCGGGAATTATGGAAGGTAAAGAGTGGGTTTGGGAAGGAGGAATTCTTCGTGAACAACTCGCAGAAAAAACTCAAAGAAGAATCAATACTCTTGTCGATCAAAGAAGGCTTGAAGAGCATAAGTTAAATTTATTCAATGAATTTCTTTCAAATTTATGATTTTTAATTAAATATTATGATTATTGGAGAACAGTTTGTTTACGTTCATGTCCCAATTACAGATGGGCATGTTCCAGAAGGAATTTTATTACACGCATTAAATGGTAAAATGTCCTCTGGACAACATGAATGTGCTGCATCAATTTCCACAGCAAACAAATACATATTTGGATTTGTTAGAAATCCATATGATTGGGAATATGCATACTGGCAATATACACTCAAATTAAAAAATTGGCCAAACATAACATTCGAAGATTGGGTTAGATTCAGATATATTGATGATGATATTTTTAATATTTGTAGTAAATACCAATTCAAAGACAAACACATACCATTTTTGCACATAAGGCATAACTTATTAGTTAATCCCCAGGCTGGGATGTATTGTAATATGTCTGGATTGTGTATAGCAAATAAAATTTATAAGTATGAATTTTATAATGAAAATTGGGAAGATTTTTTCAATAATGCACGCAGACCAGATATTAAAGTTGATGGTATAACTTTGAATGAAGACTACAAAAATTTTTACAATGATTTCACCTATGAAACAATAACTAAGTATAGGCAGTTTGATTTAAAACTATTTGGGTATGGATTTGAATCAAATGGAGAAAATAACGTCTCTATCGAATATGATATGGGAGTTCCTATTAATCAAAATTATTGTTTCAATAGAGACTTTATAAATTTATAAATAAATATAGATTATATCTAAGAATCTAAACAAATGTCCGTTGGTAGCAATTTACAAGAAATGGAAAACGTAGTAACCAAAGGAGCAAAAGCAGCCGACCCAATGCCAAAGTTGACTACAGGAATTCCTGATGGTCAAAAAACCGGCAGTTGGGAAGATCTCGGTGGTCCAACTCCAGAAAATTATAAAGTTGATGATGATTCAGCAAAACTAAAAGATCCTAGCGTAACCCTTAAGCAAGTTAGAGATGTTGTTAACAAAGGTGCTAAACCTGCTGATGCTATGCCTGCTGGGGTAAAGGAAGAAACTGAAGCAGAAGAAGACGAAAATTTAGTCGATTCTGCCGAAGAAGAGGTTGCCGAAGAAGAGGTTGCCGAAGAAGAGGTTGCCGAAGAAGAGGTTGAAGAGGAGTTTAACGTTGAAGAGGATGTTAATGCACTTCTAGAAGGCGAAGAACTTTCCGAAGAATTCCAAGAAAAGGCACGTACCATCTTTGAAGCTGCTATCAAGGCAAAAGTTGCTGAAGTAAAAGAACAAATTCAATCACAGTATGAGCAAGCACTTTTAGAAGAAGTTCAATCAATTAGAGAAGAACTCACTGATAGAGTTGATGCATACCTTGAGTATGTTGCTGATGAGTGGGTTCAAGAAAATGAACTTGCTATTGAGCACGGTCTTAAGACCGAAATGACTGAATCATTCCTTACTGGAATGAAGAGTCTTTTTGAAGATCATTATGTAACAATCCCTGAAGATAGATATGATGTTATTGAGAGTATGGTAGATAAACTAGATGAAATGGAGTCTAAACTCAACGAGCAAATCGAAAGAAATGTTGCTCTTAATAAAAGATTAGCAGAGTCGGTTGCTGATGTAATCTTTGCAGATGTCACTGAGGGTCTCGCACTTTCTCAGAAGGACAAACTCGCTGCTCTTGCCGAAAATGTTGAGTTTGATGGTGAAGCAAACTATCGTGAGAAACTGGTAACTCTAAGGGAATCATATTTCCCATCAAATACTGGTACTCAAAGAGATCGCTCAGAAAGTTTGTCTGAGGGAGTGGATACCACACCTCAACAAGTTTCTTCATTGATGGAAACTTACATGCAAACTCTGGGTAGAGTTTCAAAAAAGTGATTTCTAGATCATAATTCAAACTAACTTTTTAAAAGAGGTAAACATCAAATGCAAATGTTCAATGCCGAGCATCTGCAGGAGAAGTGGGCACCACTCCTTGACTACGAAGGTCTTGATCCAATCAAAGATTCACATCGTAGAATGGTAACTGCCGTTCTCCTGGAGAACCAAGAAAAAGCTCTTCGTGAAGAGCGCGAGTTTCTCTATGAAACCCCAACCGTCAACACAAATACCGGTGCCAATGCAGGTTTCTCTGCTACTGCATCAACTCCTGTTGCTGGTTTTGATCCCGTTCTGATCTCACTGATCAGACGTGCAATGCCTAACCTGGTTGCTTATGACCTCGCAGGTGTTCAACCAATGAACGGTCCTACTGGACTCATCTTTGCAATGCGTTCCCGCTACAACAATCAGACCGGAACTGAAGCATTCTTCAACGAAGTTGATACCGCATTCTCAGGTCAAGGTTCAACCTTTGCTCAAACTCAAGGATGGACTGATGGTACAGTAGGTCTTGGTACAACTGCACAAGCAGGAACTAACCCTGGTCTTCTGAATCCACAAAGTGGACAAGCATACAACACCTACAGCGTAGGTCAAGGTATGCGTACCGATAACGCCGAAAATCTTGGTGTTGATGCCGGTCCTCAGTTCAATGAAATGGCATTCTCAATTGAGAAGGTCACCGTAACTGCTAAGTCAAGAGCTCTGAAAGCTGAGTACTCATTAGAACTCGCTCAAGATCTTAAGGCAATCCACGGTCTGAACGCTGAGGCTGAACTCGCCAACATTCTCTCGACTGAGATTCTGGCCGAGATCAACCGTGAAGTCATCAGAACAATCTATAAGGTTGCTGAGTCTGGTGCTCAAGCAAACGTTGCTACCGCAGGTACTTTTGACCTCGACGTTGACTCCAACGGTCGTTGGTCTGTTGAGAAGTTCAAGGGTCTTATTTTCCAAATCGAGCGCGACGCTAACGCTATCGCACAAAGAACTCGTAGAGGAAAGGGCAACATGATCCTCTGCTCTGCAGACGTTGCCTCCGCTCTGACCATGGCTGGTGTACTCGATTACACCCCAGCACTCAACGCTAACCTCAACGTTGACGATACCGGCAATACCTTTGCAGGTGTTCTTGCAGGTAAGTATCGTGTTTATATTGATCCTTATGCAGCAAACGTTGCTGCTTCTCAATACTATGTTGCAGGTTATAAGGGTTCCAGCCCATATGACGCTGGTCTCTTCTACTGCCCATATGTTCCTCTCCAAATGGTTCGTGCCGTTGGTGAGAACACCTTCCAGCCAAAAATTGGCTTTAAGACCCGCTATGGTATCGTTGAGAATCCATTCTCACAAGGTACTGATGTGGGTGGCGGTACTCTCACAGCTAACGCAAACCGTTACTACAGAAGAGTACGTGTTAACAACCTCATGTGAGTTAATTTCAGAGGTTTTCAGAGGGTCCATTGGACCCTCTTTTTTTTATCTAAATAAAAATAAAATTAAAAATGGCTTCACCATTTGCAAATCAAATTGGAAACAGAAATTTTTTATCTCCCATTGGATTTAAATTTTCCTTAGTGAAAGAACCAAAAGTTGCATTTTTTTGCAACTCAGCGAGAATACCAGAAATTTCATTAGGAACTGCAATACAACCAACATATCTAAAAGACATTGATATTCCTGGGGATAAAATTTTTTATGGAGATTTGTTTTTAAAATTTTTGATAGATGAAAATTTACAAAATTATATGGCGGTTCATAATTGGATAACCGGACTTGGATACCCAGAAACCACGCAAGATTATAAAGATGCAATTACAAATGATGAGGGGTTAAGAGATCCAAATAGAGTTTTTAGTGATGGATCGTTAACTATATTAAATAGCAATTACAAACCAAATGCAATTGTTAAATTTAAAGATTTATTTCCAACTTCATTATCATCACTGGAATTTGATGCATCATTAACAAACGTTGATTACTTGACTGCAGAAGTTTCTTTCAAGTATACTGTGTATAATATCTTAAGTGCTGACGGCAGAACCCCCTTATGAATCTTGATGAAATTCAGGAGATGTGGCAGAGAGATTCTGTCATTAATCCCGATAACTTACATGATGAATCTTTAAAAATTCCTCAATTACATGCAAAGTATTATACAATCTATAATACGATTACCCTTCTACGCGAAAAAGCAAGAGAGACACATAGTAAGGTAAAACTTGATCGTTACAACTACTACACCGGAAAGGCACCTATAGAGGTCTATGAAGAAGAACCTTTCCCTTACAAGGTTAGAGATAAAGATGCCTTACAGAGGCATATGGACGCTGATGAGAGACTGAATAAGATAGATCTAAAAATTAGATATTATGACATTATGTTGAAGTTTTTGGAAGAGATTATCAAAACAGTATCCAATAGAACTTTTCAAATTAAAAATGCTATAGAGTGGAATAGATTCCAATCTGGTTTCAATTGAGACGATAAATACCCATAGGTGATACTTATGGGTTATGTCTCATTTGATTATTTCAAAAAAGAACGAAGTATATTTACAAGTAAAAGCAGAACCTCACGTCTACTACGAACTAGCAGATCAGTTTACATTTGACGTGCCTGGTGCTAAATTTATGCCTCAGTATCGCAACAAGTACTGGGATGGAAAAATTCGTTTATTTAATACACAGACTGGTGAGATTTACGTAGGTCTGCTGGATAAAATCACA